AAGGTGTCTTGCTAAAGACGCCCACAACATACACATTCATATGCATACGGCTAATAAGCTTGAGTAATGACTTGTCTTACTCACTTAATCTTAGTCTCAAGTGTGCAAAGTGAACCGCCGATGCGATCACGCTTTATAAAGGTGATTCGACGGGAATCTGCAGGGATCAATAAGACCCCAGTAGAAGGCTCCTCTAAGAGCTTATCTGCAATTCTACAAAGAGCTGCGAAAACCTCCTCATCAGTCAACTGTTTAAGGCGGTCTGTGCCATAAAGGGTTAGATTCCTTCGAAGTAATCTCACCCTAGCTGGCCAAGAAAGGGTGTTAAACCCTTTATGAGGATCTAACAAATCCTCTTCATCTGGCAATGGTAACTCCTTAAACCTACGTTTAAGGGTCCTTTCCCTCTCAAGAAGGAAATCGGGAAGGTGTAAACCCTCAGGATTACCAGATATCCGAGTATAATAATATGTCTCGGCTTGGATGTGAAGATCATGATATCGTTTACGAGCATCAAGGTATTCACTTACAATATCCGGGTGAGACTGATTGACATCACTTATAAGCATATGTCCTTCACTCTCTGCAACATACATAAGAGTAGACTCTAATGTACGGAACCTTATGTACTCATCAGATCTATGAAGATCAGATGGAGCACCAGCCAAAACCTCTTTAAAGTAGGTTGGCCTTTCAAGTAGTTGAATGAATTCAGACTGCCTGATGTAACCTACAGATTTAGCCTTCCAAGACTTATCTGTATTCTTGAGGTTATCCCAAGTAGTACTGTCAAGGCCTAATAAGGCTCTAATAGTCTCTTCTGATTCCTCAAACCCTAAACATTGCATTGCTGATAGAGTAGACTCTTCACCAATAGTCCTGTGGGTAACACCTCTATAAAGAGTGTTGTTAGAAAAGGATTGTAAAATCCTAGACTCAACCTGGCAATCTATACCATAGTGGCTAAGGGCTAAAGCCCTTTTAACTACTTCGGGGAGATTGAATAAGTTCTCTATGGTTTTCTCCACATAAGTGGAGGTCAATAGAAAACCCAAACCACCCATCCACTTATTTAAATAAGTGAACGGGTTGGACCAGTCACAGAAGGGCTTATAGCGTTGTATAAAGCGCTTAGACAACAATATTTTAATATTGAGCCAGCCTTCTGGTAAATATCCCATCATCTGACAAAGCTGCTGAGCTTTACCGATAGCGGGATTCTTTTCATTGCGCATAACTGTTATAACGGTTAATGGGCATAATAACCTCACCTTGATTGCATCAACGTGGGGAGTGCTATCATATGGTGATCGGACCATAATTGGTCTCTTACCATTAGTAGTTGGGAGTCCAGGGTGCTTAAAGAGTACAAACTCTTCACAGTACCTTACTCCAATAGGGCTATAATATATTTTTGCCCCGCCTATTTTTCCTCCGAGATACACCATATATGATGTTATCGACTGTAAATAGGGTAGTGGACCCAGAGCGACGTGATCGTCGCCTGCTGTCCTGAAGAGTCTCCAGTCAACTGGTGATGAGGGATTCAAATCTCTCCAATCTTCGAAAGCTAAGGACTCTGCAACTATCATAAATAGTGTGAGCAAAGCTTTAGTACCAGGGTGGCCCATAAGGGATCCTCTGGAAACAAAACAACCGTGGTACCTATACTTAGGTGATTCACTGTATAACATTTGATTACTCAGAAGTAAATCTATGCATGTTTTGTAATAAGGGCTAACAAACCCTAATCCGTCAATGAATCCATTTAAAATGGCCTTACCGACGTCATGTGGAATGTACTCAGATGCTTGCTCAAGATCTGAAGACAAACCATAGAT